AAGAAAGGTACAACATCACTTGGGTTAATTACTCTTTTAAAAACTCTAGTTACACCATTAACCACAACTTCTCTTTTTGTCATGATGTATCCCGTAATCTTATTATTATTATCAAAAATCGGGGTTTTAGTTCTATTAACTACTCCGTCACTATTATATTGTGTTGAGAAATCAACGTCATATACAGTTTCAAAAATATTACCTCCTCCGTTAAATTGTGCTCCTGTTCTTAAAATACCTAAATATCTTGTGTCCTCACTATCTCCAAATGCTGGTACTTCTATTGAAATGTCGGCTAAAGCAACTGAAGGTCTAAAACCGGGTATTTTTAATCCATAAGTTCTTGCAATATTATAAATTGATGATCTTTGTTGCGCATATTGTAAGACGGTTTCTTGAATACTTCTATCAATATGATAATGTAAGTTGTCTCCAATTGCCGCGTTTAAATCCATTAAAACAGAAAAAATCGACGCGTCATTAAAATTCTGCACAACTTCAGGATAATATTGTTGTGCATAATTTATTAAATCTTGTCTAAGACTTTCAAAATCTCTACTTGTGTAGTTAATTTTATTTGTTGCCATATTAGATATTAATTATTATAAACTCTCTAGAACCAAAACCACTATTATCGTTAGTGTAATCTATTCTTAATTTAGCGGTGTATTCTTCTGTATTAGCACCGGGTATTCTATATATATCACTTTGTCCTAATAATTCTTGATTAATTTCACCAGGAGCTTCGTCAGATTGTAAATAAGGTGTTACTGATATATTATTAATTATTAAATTTGGTATATACTTATCAACTTGTGCTTGGATGTCTGATTTTATCGCCTCGAAAGTTTCACCATCAAATGGGTCAAATATATATTCATATATTCTTGTACCAAAATCAGGCAAAAAATACCTACTACCTTTTTTTGTTAAAATTAAATGTAATAAATTTGATCTTATTTCTTCATCCGTAGTTTCAGATAATGAAAAATAATATCCTAAAGGATTATCTCTAAAAGGAAAATTTATACCGTATGTTGATCCATCTGCCATATTAAATAAATATAGTCTTACTAAATTTTATATAAATAAAAAAATCCTTACTTTCGTAAGGATTCTTGTAAAACTTTATTTCCTTTTTCGTGTCTGGGTTCGTACGGACATTTTAAACATCCGTTACCACAACAACTACCTCTACGTGTATGATATTCTTCGGTCATAACCATTCTACCTTGTTTGTCGTAATAGAACTCGTTTGGTTGTAGTTTAGGTCCAAATTCTCTAACGTATTGTTGTTGTATCCAATCTTTTGATGCTCCTACATTCATATTAGTTAGTTTTTCTTTGGTTATAAAACGCCAACAATACTTGGTATGTTAGCGTTATATTATTTCCCCATTGTGCTTTCATAATATTAAATATTTTCTTTTTTATTTTCAACAACCAACTTAAATCGCCACTTAAATCCTCCGGCAATTTTTTGTTTATTGTGGCAAACATCCGAAATACAACACCTATTAACTTTATTTTTTTTTGATGCTTCGTCAATACTAATATAAGTTTCTAAATATTCACTATCAATCGTTAGTTTTTCAACTTCTTTTGATTTTGCTTTAGCTATTTTATTTCTTGTTTCGTCTGTTCTTTTTTTTCCTTTATTTTTTTTACCAATTTTTATTTTAGTTTCTTCAGATATTGGTTTTGTGTTTTTACCAACTTTTAACTTACCTTCGTTGTAAAGTTTTTTCATCATTTCAGAATGTTCTGGTCTTTTCACCCCTGTTTTATTTTTTACGGATAATGAATATTTTTCAGAACTTTTAACACCTTCAGATAGTCTATCATAATATTTGTTTAATTCATCTGGATTAAACCCAACTCTGGTGTTACCACCATTACCACCTTCGGCAATATTATAACCTATTTTTCTATCATAACTTTTAAGTTTTTTTATCCAATCTTTTTCAAGTAAATTTAAATCTTTTTCACAATTAACTTCGGTAATAATTTCTTTTTTAAAATTTTCTAATCCATATTTTTTTTTCGCATTTTCTAATGCGATCCCAGAACCCATATATGCTTTATCATTATATTTTGATTTACCAACATATATTTTACCATTAATTAAATTTGTTATTTTATATATTATCATACCATTATAAATATCACGGTTGGTAATAAAAATATAATATTGGGGTTATAGTCCCCCAATATTATATTATAAACTTAAACAATCTCACATCCAGATGACCCACAAGCAACCTCTCCTCTTAGATCAGTATTATCTTGTAATTCAATAACTTTTGTTAAATCAACATTTGTTAATGATTTAAGTAATCTTTCATACTCTTCCTTAGTGCAATCCTCATAAGGTGCTTGCTTATAGGTATGATTAGAATAAGGTAATACCGACAAACCATTGTAGTAATTACGCTCATTCCACATCCATTCACCAACTAAATCCCACTCATCTTCTTTAATTGATACGGTTGCTGATACGTTGTGTGTGTTTTGTCCGTTTCTATGTCCTGGTTTAATCCATTCTTGAGAAACTTTCTTAACTCTTTCTAACATTTGAAATACTGACTCGTGTCTAACGATAGAACCTTCAGGTGCCTTCTGTGGGATTGTAATTACTGCCGTATCGTGAGGACGGAAAAATTCATCTTCAATCAACTCAGGGTGATTAATCGCCAAGTAAGAATAGATTGATTCGTTTTTACCTACACGGATTCTTCTTAAATAGAAGTCATTATGCCAAGCGTGGATTCCTGATGAAGTACCCAACACCAATGATGAGGTACCTGATGGTTTAACGGTTGTCGTTCTTGCCGATTTATTAATTTTAATAAGACCAGCAACTCTTTCGTTTTCTTCTTTAACCATCTTAGCTGCTTTTTTCATGTCATACCCTAAAACAACACCTGAACCAATACCTGTCATACCAACACCAATAAGTGCATCTTTTTCAGTTGTTCGTTTCCAAATGTCTCTTAGATAATGAAAATCTGTGTATCCCGCTTGTAGAGTACCGATGAACGATGCTGCTTTAACTCTTGCATCAAAATCTTCTTGTGATTCAATATCTGAAGCGTTAACCTCACACAAGTTACAGAATTGAAAAGGTCTAAGTGCGATCTCACAACATGGGTTAGTTCCCCAATCTTTATCATTTGATAAATAAATTCCTGGTTCTCCTGCCCCTGATAACTCAATACGTTTCCAAAGATCCATAAAGAACTCTTTTGTAATTTTGTGACGAAGAAGGACTGCTGAGTTATTTGCCCTACCTCTTTGTGCGTTTTGTTCCCACCAATTTCCTGATTTACATGAAATCATTTCTTCATCGTCAGCTGAGAATAATGAGATAAGTGCCGCTCTTCTAATACCACCTGCAAGTACCGCATCTGCAATATGACATACAATATCATGGGTTTCAATCGGTGTTAGTTTTTCACCATCTTTTTTGTTATCCAACACTTTTGTTATATGGTGAATACAATCTTTAAGTGGTTGGGGTCCTGGCGCCTTTCCTCCTGATGTTACAAGCATCGCCCCTTTTTGTCTAATATCTGAAAAGTCAAAAATAGGTGTTGATGATTTGTAACCTAAATATGATTCCATTAATACTTTAATGGCGTCTGCCCATCCTTCAATAGAGTCACCAATTAAGTAACGTCTTGTTCTTTCAGGATTTGGTTTTTTAATATCTGGTAGTTTTTCAACGTGGTGTTTTTGAACTGAGTAACCAACTCCTGTTCCACCTAAAAGTAAAAACATTGTTTCAGAGAATGAGTCGACGTGGTCGATTGGCATATATGCACAATTATAAACTCTGTTTGGTGAAATCTCAATTGGTTTACCGCCGAATTGTAAAGATCTCATTGATGGTAATACTTTCTTGTCGTATACCATTTTGTATACCTCCTCAATCTCATCTTTGATTTGGGGGTACTTACGTTGGTGCATCTCTTTGTTGCGAGTTACCAACTCTTCCCAAGTCTCTCTCCTGTTTAATTCGGGCTGAAACTTAGCGTATTTCATAAAGACAGTAATGTCACTTAATATTTTTTGCGAAATATCCATTTTATTCAAATTTAATAATTTATTTTAAGATTCTTGTTGTTCTTTTTGTTTTTTCTTTTCTAAAAGTTCTTTGATTCGGCTACGGTTTCTTTCTTCTTTTTGTTCCTCGTGTCCAAGAAACGTAACACTTTGTTCTGTGTCGATTTCTAACATGCCGTTATCAAATTTACAGTTTTCAAATATAACACCATCTTTACCAATTCTTGATTTGGTGATTGCGATGGTTGCTAAATTCATCTCTTTTTGTTGTAGACTCTTAGCCACCGTAATAATTACGTGACCAACTTGTGCCTTTTTGATTGATCCACCCATTTGATCTGTTGTTACAACCTCTGATGATATTGAGTTTCTATTACCTTGTGTTGCAGTCCACCCTGCGATATCCAATTCGTGACACATAGCCTCAAATCCTCTCATAACTGAACCTTCACTTTTCCATTCGTCACCTAAGTTC